CATCAGCACTTTGGTGAATATACGTTCCAGAATCACCAAATTGTAATTGTCTTGTACTATTCAGTAATAGACCGGTATCAGCAACGTGTGTTAAGGTAACATCACCATCGTCACCCAAATGAATTACTGCTGCATCACTATCAAGATATAAATCATCTCCAAGTGTTAAATCTGAACTGAATACTGGCGTTTGACTAAAAGTAACAACACCACCGGACGAAACGGCTATGGCATCCGTATCAGAAGCAGAACCAATATTACCACCATCAGGAATAACAATATTACCACCAGTAGTCATAAGACCACCACCAGTATACGTACCGCTTACATCAAGGTTAGCGTTTACATCCATTAAAGTAGCATTTACTTCAACTTCATCTGTAGCATTAATATCAAGAACAGTAGCAGAAGGAGCGTTGATATATTGAGAAGCATCGTTAAACTGAATAGCCATTGTGCTGTTTAACAGTAATCCAGTATCAGCAACGTGAGTTAGTGTTACATCATTGTCTGCACCAAAACCTAATACAGCAGCATCGCTGTTAAGTTTTAGATCATTACTTACAAGAACTGCTGTAGATGCGTTAAGATCAATAGTAGCTTCACCGTCAATAGTAAGAACACCATCTGAACTTTGATGAATAAACGAAGTACTATCTCCAAACATAATCTTTTCTGTAGAATTAATAAGAATATCGTCGGAAAATTTAAAGTAGTCTTCATCTTCCATCCAAGCAAGAACACCATCATTTGATTCACCATCAAACGTAATGGTAATATCTGTTCCAGACGTGGCAGCACCAAATGTAAGAGTATTACTTAAAAGTTTAGCAATTGCTCCACCTTCACCGGCAGTACCGTCATGTGAGTGTCCGCTTGTTCCAAACGCTGCTAAAATAGCATCAAATTCATCATTTGAATCATCAGCATTAATAGTATCGCCTTGTGTGTAACTACTTTGTCTAGCTGAATAAGCTGTACCCATTTTTCTACATCCTTGTTCCCGGTGTAAATTCTAATTGAAAGCCTTTTAACGTAATAGGTGGATTGCTTGATGTATCATCAATTTTAACAACTGCTGTAAATCCACTTCCTTCTATAGGTTGTCTAACGATTGGAAAACCTTCTGATCCATAAGCTGCTGAACCATACGTTACTCCTGTTCCTCCATACAAAGCGTGTGAAACTTGAGTAGTAAGATTGTAATTTGCTGGTTGCGGAATATCAGAATTTTCAAAATCAAATTTAACACCTAACATAAGGTCTACTTCGCCTTCTGAATCGTAATTAACATTTATTCTTTGCATATTTTTACGAATACCCGCGTCACCTAATGTAAGATCAGGAGAACGATAAGATGCTCGTATATTAGTTCCTGCAAAAGTGTTACCACTTTCTTGTTGATATACATAGCCATCGTATCCGCCATGCACAACTACTTCATTATTACTTATATAATAAGAATCGCAACAAGAAGGTTTAATTCCTTTTAAATCTGCCCATTCCCAACCTATACCGCCTTGAGGATTTGCTTTAATAACACCTATAATACCCTTTGCTGCTTTTTCAACACCACCTGTTGCAGGAGTAAATAAACGATATTGGCTTTTTTCTCTTATAACAACAGAACTAATTCTATCTAATATAATATCTTCAAATCTTCTTTGAATAGGTTTAGAAATAGAACCTAATTCAATATCGCCAATCCTAGCAGTACCTTGCACTGTGCGAATACCATCAGGACCGAGAAATGTTAGATCACCTCCTATCTCCTGTATGCTAAATCCATCTAAGCAGCCAATATGTCTAGAAATATTTTCTATAGCAAAAGAAGCTAATCCACTTCCTGTAAGCTTAAATATTCTATCTTGGCAAAAGATGAAAAGGTTATCACGAAAAACTTTTAATCCTGTTATATTATCATCAACTTTAATAGAACCAGCACCATTCGATGCTTGAAAATCATCTTCATTAAACGGTGCAGAAAAAACTATTTCTTGTGGATTTGAGGACATTCCTGCATAAAACATATGACTTCTAAAAGAAGCTACGTGTTGAGCATCTGTAGGAACACCACTTGCAGTAATTGTAGAAACAGTATTTCCAGAAATAACGCGAGGATTATCTGCTCCATTTACAAGAATAAGTTTTTCCGTATTTTCGTAGTTGAATCTTTCTCCCATATACCTTCCGCTTGCATTAAGACCTGTTTCAAGATTTGTCCAAGAACTTCCTGCGCTACGAGCTAACGTACCGTTTGAGATAGCAAATACTTGATCATTATACACAAACACACCTTGAACAGTGTTGCTTCCGTTTACTTGAGAAGAAGAATATTTTGAAGTTCCGCTAAGTCTTCTGTACCCACCAAGAATTGACGGTTCAAAATTATTTAAAATTGAAGCCGCTCCCGGCGGCATTGAGTAAACATCTTGATCAAGAATAAGTCCACCGGTAACTGTAACAATACTGGAAGTAATTTGTTGTGTCATTAGATATGTAATCCTGACGCAAATATATAATTTCTTTTATTAATAAGTTCAACCCTCATTCTGGATAAACCTTCTTTATAATCTTTTTCAGATAATTGGGCTGCGGGCATATTAGCCCTTACAATGTGAACGTAGTACTTTCCTCTGTTTACAATTACATCGTCGTATCGTGAAGGAAGATCAGGAGTATCGCCGTGTGCATCTAAATCAGTGTGAGTTTTATAATATTCGTATCTTACGCTTAAAGTGCTTCTGTCTGGAACAGGGGTAAGACCGTATTTATCGTCAAATGTTTCGTACACATACTCAGGAGTACCAAATTGTTCTTTTTGAGTAGGGTCTAAATCCCTAGCTGAAAATTTATCGTACCACTCTTCATACGATATAAATTTTAATTGTCTTGGCGGCGTATCTTCAGATACTTCAACATTGTCTACTTCGTAGTTAGCAGATGCAGAGTTAACAAAACCTACATATGTTGTAGTTGTTGTAGCAGCAAACTTAATAGCATGATACTGCCCATCACCTAAGTTGTCAACACTTAATGTTTGTGTGTCTATTTGAGTTCCTCCAGAACCTGTTCCTATGTTCAAAGTAATATCGCCTCCAAATGTACGACATCTTAAAACATATTGTTTGTTTACTACAGTGCTGAATGATTGTTCTGCACCAGCGGAGTTAAGTCTCATAACACCGGATGAATGAGCAGGAGTGCCAGATGTTGTAGACCAAGAATTAATGTTAGAGTCAAACGTGCCATTTGTAATAAGATTGGTTGGAATAAGAATAAACGTACCCATCTTAACTTTTCTAGAGTCAGTAGGAAAACTATATTCTTGTGTTCCAGCAGTAAGAGAATCAGTCTTATCGCTATGAATAAAAGGCCACTCTACTTCAGAATTGTAGATATCGTGAACACTTTTATTAACCATGTTCTTTGCGATAGTCTGAATACCTCTAGAACTCGTAAAATTACTTGCTGTAAGTTCAGGTTCGTTTAGCTCGTTAAGTATTCTATTCGTTAGTGATAGAAATGTAGCCATTTTTTATCCATGCTGTTTTAAAAAAATAAAAAGGAATGAAGTGTGAGGGAGAAATTAATCTCCCCCACAACAACATGTAACTTAGGCGAACGTAACCTTCTGAGATTCGTTATCACCTAAACCGTCATAGTCGGCAACGATAGCCCAAACACGCACAACCGCGTTAATGGCTCCCGTAGCAACAACAACGTCAATAGTGTCGGCAGAGGTATAATTACCGTAACCGATAGAAGTAGTGCCTTGCGACCCTGCACCAGCTTGGGCGCGAATAGGAACAAGGTTGGTGTTAGCGATAGTCTGAGCGGTAACGTAACGATCCACATCATCGCCATCTCCAAGCGAAACCGTGCCACTGTTGCCAGCGGAATCAGCGGTCATAACTTCAAGACCAGCAGTAACAACGTAGGTGTTAGCGGGAAGTTCGATGCACTCAAACACATCGTTTGCAGCGTTAGTCGTAGAGCTAAAATCTACGACCACGCTAAGTAGTTTGACATCAACGGCATTTGAGGTAATACCAGTGCTGCCACCACCTGTAATAGTATAAGTAGCCATTTTCTAGTACTCCTCTCTTAACTGTCTAGGTCCATCAGACCCTTGAACGCACCCTTGAAGCCCGTGCCACTGCCCTTGAGAACCTTACGTCCGAAAACGTGAAGACCTCTAACAATGTCAGCAAAGCTGTCGGGGTCACGAATCACTTCTGTCTTGGCAATGTGCGAAGCCGTAACAACAGCACTCTTATGCCCGTACAGAATAAGCGTCTGACCGGAAGTTGCGGAAGAACCAAACGTGTGCGAAGCCGCAGAACCCGTAGAACCAACTGCAATAGCGTTGGACTGATACAGGTCGAAACCATGCAACTGTTGGGCGGTTACCTTGCCGTTCAAGAGAGGCGAGGAACCGCCGCCCGTGACCGACATGTCCATAACCTTAGACGAAGCGCCTCTAAGAACTTCGTAGAACTGCGGCGGTGCCACAAGCCAACGATTTTCTTCAGGAACGTCGTTTTCGTCAAGATTACGAGCAGCCTGTGCAACAAGATTAGCAACTTCATCACCAGTGTTGGCGGAAGTGCCTTGCGTTGCAAGAGTACCGCTGGAAGCAGCGGCATTGTCGTAAATGTTCTTGAGAACATTATAGTCGAACGCTTTCTTCAGCGAGTAAGCACCCGATGAAGTGGAAAGCGATTCAAAGTTAAGATGACTGTGACGCTCTTCAATGTCATCGACCTTAAAGGCAAAGTAGTTGCCCTGATCGACAACCAGTTGAATCTGGTCATCAGACAAGTCTTCCGTATTTACCGTCGAACCTCTAGCATAAGAACGGACCGTGATGGACGGTTCTTTGATGATGTTCACGGTATCGCCAAAATTCTCAATTTCACCAGCATAGTCGGTATTGGTGATTGCTTCAGCTACCGATGCGCGTCGGAAAAACTTGAGAACTTTTTGGCTGTAAATTGTAGGTACAAAATTACCAGACGGTAAATTCTGATACCCACCAGCGCGAGTAAAAGCCATTTTGCTTCTCCTTTGATTTTTGGTTAAATGTTAAATCGAGTCAACGATACGCCCGTCACGGGCAGCAGCGTCAATCTCTTTCTCTAGTTTTTCATATTCCCACGGTTTGAGGCGGGAGATTTCTTCAATAGTCCAAACTTTCTTATCAGAACCTAAAGGCTCTAAACCTTTACTGGTTCTTGTAACAGCTTGTGCAGCTTGTGCATTAGACTGTTTAGAATTAGAACGAGTAGACCTTGATTGACCGATATCAGCTTTATAAAGATCAATTACTCTAGCGGCCCATTTTACATCTGAATTATTGTGGTACACACCATCAGATATATTTTCAGGTTGTTCTTCAAGCCAGTTGATAAAGTTTTCGTCAGTTTTGAGTTCGTTGAAATCTGGATGAATTGCAAGAAGTTGTTTTTCTGAAGTAACTCTTTCAGCTTCTACTTCTTTTTCTCTCAGACTTTCAAGTTTTTCTTCAACTTCCTTTACTTTATCTTGTGCTTGAAGAGTAGAGATAGTCTCAACTACATCATAAACGTCAGGATATTGACTACGGAAATCTTCTAATTCTTGCCGTGTCTTTGGAAGCTGTTCAACAACATTAACAGGTTGTTCAGACATTTTAAGCTTTGCTTCCATAATCTCTCGATTTTGACGCCATTCGTTAAGTTTGGAGTCGTAATGTTTCTTGAGATCATCGTAACGCTTTTTGTAGTCGTGTTCCTCTTTTTGAATTACACCTTCAGATTTTGTAGGAGTAGCCGCTTGTTCAACAGCGGGGTCCAATTCGTCTTCATCTGGTTCATTCAATGTTCGCCTGTACTCATTTTCATATGGGGTAGGCTCTAGTAATTCTTCTTCTTCTTGTGTAGTATCAGTCATTTTTATTATCTCCTTTTTCTCTTGGGGCCGACATGTAGTCGGGTAGCCGTTCAGAGGAGTAGTGTTAATTAGCGGGGCCGATATTGTATCGGGTAGCCGCTCCGTTTAAAGACTTTTTCAGTCTTATCTTTATCTATCATAATAAGCTTTAATAGACCCTACTGTTATTGGGGCACCCTCAATTCTTTTTCCTTTTTTATCTAAGGGAACCCAAGCAAGATTTTTTTCATATTCTTCAGGATTGCTTTGTTCTGTGTATACAATAAAATCGTCAGGTTTATTAGCGTAAGCGGGTGCGGCTTGCATCATAGCTAAAGGAGTATCTTTTTTCCATCCCCATTTTTCAAGATATTTTTTATAAAGTAAAACTTGTTCAGGTAAACTCATTTTAGCTATTTCTTTAGTAGATTTACCGTCTTGTTGCATTGTGTAAATATCTTTCATACGGCCCTCTGTCAAATCAAAATCTATTTCTTCTTCAAT